GCACTATAACGCGACCTGAACCGCCGTTTGCGCCGTTGTACCAAACTACTGCGCTTCCATCTGCTCCAGCCGAGCCACCGCCACCGCCTAGATTTGTTCCACCAGCAGTAGGTTGAGCATTACCTGATGTGCTATTTCCTCCACCACCAGCACCGCCTGAGCCAGCAGTTCCGTTATAGATTCCGCCACCAGCACCACCAGCATAAGTCACAGAACTTCCACTAATAGAAACCGCTACACCTGCGCCACCATTTCCAGCAATGCCTGAGCCAGCGTTTCCACCTACCGCGCCAGCACCACCACCGCCACCGCCACCCCAACCAGGTACAAAACTTGCGTTTCCACCAGCATAACCTTCATTAACTGTTCCTGCTGCGCCAGTTTCAAAACTCCTTGAACCACCTGCACCCGAACCACCGCTTGAAGGTGGACCATTTTCGTTCCAACAGCCACCGCCACCAGTAGTGCTTACAGTTGTAATACCTGACCCTGAAAGAGATGAACTGGTTCCATTTCCACCTGCTATCAAATTTGTGTTAGCACCAGCACCACCAGCGCCAACGATTACTGTATAAGCAGTATTAAGACTCATACTCTTAGGAGTTTCTAAAGTTCCACCACCGCCTGTTGCCGTTACAGTAGAACGCAGACCACCAGCGCCAGCACCGCCAGGAGTATAACGAGAACCGCCACCCCCACCTGCGACAACAAGATAATCAACTGCGGTAAGTCCAAGAAAATTAGCAAAAGTACGCAATCCACCAAATCCTCTAGCAGAAGTACCGCCAAGTGTTCCGATAATTGGCATAATCAAATCTCCTTTAGGCGAACTTAGTTTGTGTTTCTAAAACAGTAAATGTAGCAGATGCAGTTTTAATAATCGTAAATGAATACGCATCAATAGCCGAAGCATTACCAGAAGTAATAGCAGCAGGGACTTTAGGGGTTACCGTATTGCCATCAATTTGAATAACATTTGGATAATAAGCGGTAGCACCGTTAGTGTTTAGCCATACCAAAGTAATTGCATCACCTGTGGCTAAAGCCGTATTAAGTGAAACGCCGCTACTGTATCTAAAGTTTAAAGTATGGTTTGCTGTTGCATTAGATGTGTAGTACCAAATTGAGGCAGTTGAAACATCAAAGTTAATTGTTCCAGTTGCAGCAGAAGCAACAACATTAATATCTTCTTCTAGTCCTTTTACTACACCATCAGTAAATGTCGCTTGATTAATAGCGGGGCTAGTTAATGTTTTATTTGTTAAAGTCTGTGCAGTATTAAGGTCAACAGTCACAGCAGTATCAATAGAAACAGTAGGAATTGGTCCAGTGCTTGAGGCAACTGAAATACCAGTACCTGCAGACACTGCGGTTAAATCTCCTGGACCACCGTTAGGGAAAGAAACTACCCCTGTTGACCCATCAATTGTTATAGATTGGGTACCAACATCTGGGTGTTGGATACCCGCAGTTTTCAATAGACTCATTTATTTCTCCTTATCCGATTAACCAAGTGGCACCACTTGGTATTGTTATTGTAATTCCTGTTGCTATTGTTACAGGACCAACACTATGTGCATTATAGCCAGCATCTATTGTGTAGTTAGATGTTAATGTTTGTAAGTTAAGTGAAAATATATCTACTGGTGGAGCAATCCAAGCAAGCCCTGAAGTGGTTGCTGAACTAACACTAAGAAGGTAGCCATTAGTAGCAGCAACAGTCAGGGCTACAGGGGTTGATGCTGTGCTTGCTGAGATGATACTGCCCTTGGCGGTAAGAATTGCTTTGTCAATAAAGTTAGATGTATCAGGGGCTACTAAGTCCCAAGAAGCGCCGTTATAAACCTTCATAGCATCAAGCACATCATTAAAGTAAAGCGCACCAGTTAATAGTGGGTTGCCATCATTGTCTAAGGTTGGGTCAGATGACTTGTTACCAAGGTATCTATCATCAAACTGGTCATAAGATGTAGCAGCACTGTTAGCAGAAGTAAGTGCAGATGATGCACTTGTTGCTGCTGCCGTTGCAGAAGCGGATGCACTTGTAGCACTTGTGGCAGCAGCAACGGCAGATGCACTTGCTGAAGTTGCTGAGGTTGCAGCAGCCGTTGCAGAGTTTGCTGCGCTAGTTGCGCTAGTTGCTGCAGCAGTTGCTGAGTTGGCTGCGCTTGTAGCAGATGTGGCTGCATTGGCTTCAGATGTTGCAGCAGCAGCAGCAGATGCTGCAGCAGCGCTTGTTGAAGCAGCAGCACTTGCTGCGCTTGTCGCAGCAGCAGTAGCAGAAGCAGCAGCCGAAGTAGCAGAAGTTGCAGCAGCACTTGCGCTGTTAGCAGCAGATGTTGCATAACCTGCAATTGCTGCTACAGAAGCAGCAGCAGTAGTAGCGGATGCAGCAGCACTGGTTGCTGATGTTGCTGCAGCCGTTGCACTTGCAGCAGCGCTTGTAGCGCTGGTAGCAGCAGCCGTGGCTGAAGCAGCAGCAGAGGTTGCTGAAGTAGCAGCAGCCGTAGCACTGGTTGCAGATGAAATTGCAGATGTTTCTGAACTGCCTGCAGATGTCGCAGCGCTCGTTGCACTTGTAGCAGCAGCAGTTGCACTGGCTGCAGCAGATGCTGCAGAGATTGCAGCAGAAGTAGCAGAGCCAAGGATGCTATCTACATAAATCTTTGGAGTTGCAGAGGAATCAACCATACCTGCGCTAGATAGACCAGTAATGACTGGTGAGCCAGAGATAGTTGGGCTTACAAAAGTAGCAGCAGATGCTGTAAAAGAACCAGTTAGCGTGCTTGATACAATTGTAGATGAGGTCACTGTTGAACTTGTTACTGTGGCTGAAGTAAATGTACCGCCAGTAAATGTTGCGCTGGTTGCAGTAAATGCACCAGTTACAGTACCGCTTGAGTAAACTTTATTAGTAAGGGTCTGAGCCTTAGTTGTACCAACGATAACACCATCACCAGTAGCAATGCCATGGACATGTGTTTGGTTAGCAGCAGTAAGGATTGTTTCATCAATATCATAGCCACGAGCAGCAATGTGTGCCTGTTCCTCGCGGAAGTCACGACCAGATACACCATGTCGTACCACTGCACCAGCAGAGTGGGCAACAGCCTGCGTATTGTCAGCACCACGAGTTACAGTAAGGGTTGTGCTGGAAGCGGCAGTTACTGTGACAACTTCTTCTTTAGATGTATCGGGGTCAACAATAAGTGTGTATGGCAACGATGATGGAAAACCGCTAACCGATGCAACAATAAAGGATGTGTTTGATTGTCCCTGAGATTGTGCGGGGATGGATGATTGGAGCGAAGTTTCTACTGCGGTTGATGAGTAGTACCGCGCTGGGGAGCCTGGGTCGCCTGCTGCCATTTTCTACCTTATCTCTGATAGTGCGAACGGATTGGATACTGACGGCGTTGGTTATTCGCCACTTCGTTTAAACGCTGCTGATAAATGTTAAACAAGAATCTGGCTGCGTTCTGCCCTGAACCATTTGGGCGTACGCCATCTAATATGTCTGCTGCTGCAGACTGAGCCCCAAGGCGTGAAGGGTCCAGAAAAGAAATCATGCGGAAGGCTGCGCCATAAATAACAACATCTTCCGAATAAGAAGGAAAGCCTGTAACTGTTGAATACTCTTGTTCATTGCTAGTAAGCAGCGTTGGGCGCTTGCTATAGGTAACATGCACAGTTTGTCCAGGAACAATCTCTGAATAAATAGATAGACTCTTTGTAGTAGCAAAAGCATCTGAGTCTGCAGTTCTATCTAACTGCCATGCACGAGCAGGGAACCACTCCTTGGAAGGACCAATAATGGAGTAGGTTACAGATAAAACATTTTCTACGGTAGCAGGGATTCCATAGGAATACTGCGCTGCTACATAATCAAAATCATAGGAGCCAATAGCAAATACACTTGGGTACATAGCATCAATAGCATTATTAATAGCGTTCTTAATTTCTTGCCTTGGAAATAATGGAGCCATGGTTACTTTAGAATTAGCATCATGGGCAGCAGCAGTTGTGCCACGCTGCGCTCTACCCCAAGGGGCTACAGTAAGAACATTTGATACATTGTCTGTAGAGTTAACGAATACAATTTCATCGTCAATCTGTACATAACCACGACCAATTACGCTGGCATCATAAACAGTCAGCGATGTGGTTGTGCTGGTAGCGCTAGTAGTAAGCCATGAGGCAGGCTCTGTGTTCTCTGTATAGCCATGCAGTACAGCCTCAACGCGGTCTGCTAGTTGAGCAAATGTACTCATAGGTCAATACTCCTTAAAGCAACTACGGCTGATAGCCCAGAGGTGCCAGCAAGTTCATTGCAGATAGCGTTTAAACCTTTATAGTCATTAGGCTGGCGGGAGGAACTAGCCTTGTAATTAAGGGCAGCAATAAGTCCTAGACCAGATGTGCCAGCATAGGCATTAGCAGCGCCCTGTGATGCCTTATAGACCGTATAAACGGGATATGTACCACCGTTGGCTAGGCGGTTAAGTTCTCCCGTAAGTGTGCTTCCTGCTGCTCCTGTTGCCATTACTTACCCTTCTTCTTCTTTCGTGCCACAGCAGCATTGTCCACAAGGTTCGGATACTTCCGACCCGCAGCCTTTGCTCTTGCTTTTGCAGCAGCCTTCTGTGAGGAGGTTAATTTCGTTGATGTTTTCTTTGGATTCTTCTTGTCCCAAAATGCTTTACCCTTTTTTGTCTAGGCGTAGACTTTTTATCGCCACTAACGCCTTGCTGACCAAAACGAATAGTCTTTACTTGGCTGCCTTCTTTGGCAACCACAACATGTGACTTAGTTGGATGGCTTGGCGTACGCTTGGGTTTGTTAAAACCTGATACGCCAGCCCTTTTAATCCGTGAGTCTTTTTTACTTGCCACGCTTCTTTGCAGCCTTCTTCATTACCATTTTCTTACCAGACTTCTTTGCTGCTTTCTTTGCTGCAGCCATACCCTTCTTTGAGTAAGAGTATTCTTTTCCGTTTACCATTGGCATGGTTATTCCTCATCTTCTTCTTCGTAGATGTCCTCATCTTCAATGGTGGGAGAGGGCAGTCCCCACAACGGCTCTGGGATAATGGTGCTAGTCATCATCATCCTCATCCAGCATCCGTTTAATCTCATCCTCAGAAGGGGAACGGTAGTTCACCCAACTTGGATAAGAACCTTTATCCATAACAAATGACAAGGCTATTTCAGACTTAAAGCCTGCCTTGAGCAAAGAGTTGTAGTACTCGTTAAGCCAGATACAGTACATTTCAAGTTCTGTATATGACTCATCCTTGACTGTACGCACGCGCTTTACTGGTTTCTTTCGTGGTTTGCGAGCAGCCATGATTCCTCCTATGCCCCGTATGCCTTGCCTGTTTCGTTTGAAATCTTTACAGCCTCTTGAATCTTCTTCATACTTGTTCCGTTAGGTTGGATACCTTGAGCACGAGCATCCCTATATGCCTGTAATTCTTTATCCCATTTTTTTGCAGATACGCTTAGGTTAGAGTTTGCTTCTCCTGTATTCATTACAAGAGTTCCAACCTTGCAACCAAAGCAACCTTCTACAAACTCAGGATGGGTCTGTTGTCTATGTAGGCTCATGCTGGTGTTATGTATGCTCCGTAGCCCTGTGCTGTAAGGGCATCAGCAGTCTGTTGGTTAATAAGATTTTTTGTTCCACCTAAGTAATACTCCTCTGCCTGATTTGTCTGAATTTGGCTTGGATACCTAAAGGAACTATACACTCCGTTTAAACGCAAGACAGATATGCCACGCGGTAGTTCAATACGAGCAAAGAGGATATGGTCCCCTGCTGGGGTTTCATCTACGGTGGGCGTAGTGAAGTAATACATTGACATAAGTCCTCCTAATGAACTCACCCCAAAGGGGCAGACTTTTCAAATATGTCTACCCCTCAGAGTCAATCAACTAGAGAGCAGCGATTGAAGAACCAGTTTCAATGCGATACAACGCTTCCTCGCGGTAACGGCTCCATCCAAGGACACCGTACCAACCGATTGGGCGGAAACGCATTAACTTATCGGTAACTGGACCGATAACAACACCTGGCTCCTGTGCTACGGCTTCAGCCAATGCTTGCTTACCGCAAACGATGGTTCTGAATACGCGTGTTACAGGGGTTACAGTTACAACAGTAGTTGCGGTAACTGCAGCAGTGTTGGCTGTATCTACAGTAAATGTAGTGGTTGAGCCAGAAGTGCTGATTGCAGTAATCTTGGCACCTGAAGCGATACCAGTTCCAGCGACCTTATCTCCAACCTCAGCGCGGGTTGCGATTACAGCAGAAGAAGCAACACCAAAGGTGAAGCCTGCTGATGTACCTGCAACGGTTACTGCGGTTGTAGCGAGAGCGGTCTGGTCTGCGCCATCCTTAGCAGAGAACATGCGTGCGTTTTCTACAAAGAAAGCGCCTTCGTATGTTCCGATGGTACCTGCGAACAGGTTGCCAAGAGAAGCATCAGTGTGAGAGTGGGTATCGCGCCAGCCTACCGAGCCAGTTTCGGCACGGAGGTCGTGTGATACCTCTGGGTGAATACCTGTCCAATATAGGCTTCCTGCACGAGGAACAGCCTTGTTGGAGCGGAGTTTTGCAACAACCTTGCGAAGGTCAGCAGAATCAATAGTGTCTGATGCTGTGATTGTAGCAGTGGATGTGCGGGTTCCGCCGTATACAACATTGTTACCTTGACGAAGGACATTTTGTGCCACAACATCAAGAGAGTCAGCCAAGTTGTAAGCGATGATGTCTGCAACAGCAGGGTCAACATCGGATAGTGAGAACAACTGTAGTTTGCGTGTTACAAGGGCAGCGTTGCCGTACTCTGCAAGAGTTACAGATACGGTATCAACATTGCTTAGTGCAACTGCATCTGGGTCAGTTGTTTCTGTGAGCGTTGAAGTAGCAGCCGACAAATCGTTGTAAAGTGAGAATACAACGGATGAGCCTGGCATAGCCTGTTGTACAGGCTTCTTATCCGCAACAGCACGAATCATCGGCTGAGAGCGGAGGGCAAATTCAACATAACGGTCATAAGCGGTCTGAACTAGACCACTAATTGCCGATGTGTCTGTAAATGCCATGTGGGTTCACCTCCTGGTGATTGGTTGATGTAAGTTATTTAATTTAAACCAAGGAGTGCATCTAAGTCCTCACGAGTCTTTGCTCCTGCAATCTTTGCAAACGCATCTTCGTCAACATCTGGCGCAGAGCCAGTAGAAACTAGATTGTTGATTCTTGCTTGAGCCTTGACTTCTGGACTTTTTTCTTCAGACTTTTCTTCAGATGAAGTTTGGATTCCAAATACATCACCGTATTCATTAACCCATTTGATAATTTCTTCCTCAGAGGAATCAATATCTTGTGGTATAAATGCGGCAATCTTTGGGTTTAATCCCTTAGCCTGTAGTACATCCTTGACAGTACGCTGACGGGTCTGAGTTTTTAGACCTGACAACTCCTGTTCTAGTTCTTTCGCACGCTTTTCCAGCGCACGGTTTACTTTGCGGAGTTGACCAACAACATCTGTAGTAGTGTCGTCATCTTCTTCGTCATCGTAGTAATTGGTAGCCATCTACCTATCTCCCTTTTCTTAGTTGTATTCGCAATCCACAATGAGGTTCGGGGAAACCAAATTGGCTATTGCTACCAGACTTATACGCCCCCCTGGGCTGGTTGGTCAGGGTGGGGATTCTTATATTGGTGTAGCGGTTGAGCGGAGTGATACTCCAGTGACTCCGCCTCTTGCGCTAAAACGAGCACCTTCTCTTTGTGCTCTTTGTTGTGAGGCAAGTAGCGCCTGTGGGCTACCCTCTACAACTGCAGAGAGTGCTTCTTGTTCGCTGTAATCTTGTCCTTCAATACCTGCTAAACGCTTCTGTGTTCTAC